TGGAAGCGCTGAAAAAGGATGCCGGCCTCAAACGCGAAATCGAATTCGAGCAGAAACTAGTCGGCCTGATGAAAAGCTATGACAAGGGTCTGCGCGATATCATCGCCATCCTCGACCCCAAGGCTGCCACCCGCCCTACTGCCGCAGCCCCCAAACAACAGCGCCGCCCACGCGTGGTCAAGGTCTATGAAAACCCGCACACGGGCGAGCTGATCGAGACCAAAGGCGGCAACCATCGCGGGCTGAAAGCCTGGAAAGAAGAGTACGGCGCTGCCACCGTTGAAAGCTGGGTACGCTGATGAAACGTCCACATGGACTTCACACTTTTTTCACAAGCGCTGGCTCAGTATCGAGACAGCTAAAGGACTAGCGACCCCACGCGCCCGCACATGCGGGCCTCTAATTCAAGCGCCCTGCCTCGTGCAGGGCGCTTTCATTTGCGCAATCGCTTCACTGCCGTATCATGGCCAGCCTGTCTGTTTTGCCGGTGCCGCGCACCGGCCCCGTCTCAGGAGTTCCCATGAGCCTGCACGATCTGCAAACCCTGCCTGGCGTCACCGCACAGCCGGACGCCGCCACCTCCAAGTTCGTCTTCAACCACACCATGCTGCGGGTCAAGGACATCGAGAAGTCGCTGGACTTCTACACCCGTGTTCTGGGCTTCCGCCTGGTGGACAAGCGCGACTTCCCGGAAGCCGCTTTCAGCCTGTACTTCCTGGCCCTGGTCGACCCGGCGCAGATCCCTGCCGATGACGCCGCGCGCCATCAGTGGATGAAGTCGATCCCAGGCGTTCTGGAGCTGACCCACAACCACGGCACCGAAAACGACGCCGATTTTGCCTACCACAACGGCAACACCGACCCACGCGGTTTCGGCCATATCTGCGTTTCGGTGCCGGACGTGCGTGAGGCCTGCGCGCGCTTCGAAGCACTCGACGTGCCCTTCCAGAAACGCCTGGCAGATGGCCGCATGAACCACCTGGCCTTCGTCAAGGACCCGGACGGTTACTGGATCGAAGTGATCCAGCCGACCGAACTCAAGGGCTGAGGCACACCGCTATTCGCTCGTCGGGCCGGGAACTCCCGGCCCCTTGCTGTGGTATATGAAGGTAACCGCTTCATAAGCACAGCGAGGTAAGGACGATGCAATCTCTTCACTGTGAGCACCGCAAGTACACCATCACCGCCAGTGTGATGCCCCACCCCGACTCCCCCCTGCCCTATGCCGCCGGCTGCCTGATCACCGACCCTGAAGGGCACACCAGCAAGCGCATCTCGATGCCGATGAAATTCTTCTCAGACCTTGAGAAGGCCCAGCATGTGTCGCTGGCCCATGGCCGTGCGCTGGTGGATGAACAGCTGGACAAGGGGCACAAAGCGTTCTGATTGACGCAACATAGCGCGGCCCTCCTGTAGGAGCAGCCTTGTGCTGCGAAGAGGCCGGTGCAGCGATCAGAGAATGATGATGCTTGTACCGGCCTCTTCGCAGCACAAGGCTGCTCCTACAAAGGATCGCGCGCGTATGCGACGGCCGCCTGCACCTGCTCACGCGTAGGGCGCACGCCGGTATACAGCACGAACTGCTCCAGCGCCTGCAGCGCAATCACCTCCAGGCCCGTGATCACCGGCTTACCCAATGCCTGGGCCCGGCGAATCAACGGCGTCTGCGCCGGCATCGCCACCACGTCGAACACCCGCTCTGCCGCCGCAATGGCCTGTTCGCTAAAGGCCAGTGCGCTGGCCTCCTGCCCGCCGGCCATGCCGATCGGCGTCACGTTTATCAGCATCGGCGGGCACAGGTCGCCGAGCTCGGCCACCCAGCGATAACCACAAACATCCGCCAGTTGCCGCCCCGCCTGTTCATTACGGGCAACGATCGTGCCCTGGGTAAAGCCCGCGTCACGCAAGGCACTCGCCACCGCCTTGGCCATGCCACCACTGCCGCGCAGAGCAAACGCAGTCGTCGGGTCGACCTCGTGTTGCGCCAGCAGTTGCCGCACTGCCAGGTAATCGGTGTTGTAGGCCTTCAAATGGCCGCCGCAATTGACCAGCGTGTTGACCGACTCGATTGCCGCAGCGGACGGGTCCACCTCGTCGACCAAGGCCATGCAGGCTTCCTTGTAAGGCATCGACACCCCGCACCCGCGAATACCCAACGCACGAATGCCCGCGACCGCCGCCGGCAGGTCGTCAGTGCTCATGGCCTTGTAGTAGAAGTCCAGCCCCAACTGTTGGTAGAGGTGGTTGTGGAAACGCACGCCGAAGGTGCCAGGCCGTCCGGCCAGGGAGATGCACAGCACTGTGTCTCTGCTGGGAGTTGTCGACATAACCTGCTCCATTTTCAGAACTGAATCGTTTGTTCAGCGTATCAGACGCAGCCGCTTGTCGTCCCTTACACAACCTTTACCGTTTCCCTGTGCTCAGCTGACAGAGGCAGGAGTCATAGTAATAGGACCCCATCTGTGGGGTTGCCCTGCGAGGACGCTTTATGAACCGTCACATTCCCGTAATCGCCCTGCTGGTCGGTGCTCTGGCCGTCAGCGGACAAGCTGCTGCCCATGGTGGTCATGGTGGTGGCGGTGGTTGGTATGGACCCGGCCCGCTGTTAGGCGCGGCGGTGGTCGGTGCCGTGGTGGGGGCAACGGTTTATGGCGGGCGTGATCGCACCGTGTATGTGGAGCGCCAGCCAGTCTATTACGCACCGCAGCCGGTCTACGTACAGCCGCCGCCGCAGCCGGTGTACTACCAGCCCTACTATGCACCGGCCCCGCCGCCACCGGGCTATCGCCCTTATTACGGCCCGCCCCCGGTGTACTACGGGCCACCCCGTTGGTAATCGTTGATAAAACCAATGATCACTATCAACTCAGTTAATTTCAAACCGCTGCGGCCGCTGCGTAAGGTAGGGCCATGTTTTACAGGAGGTCCACATGGCCACTATCCAGATCATGTCCGTCGTCGGCAGCGCCGTCCCCCCTTCACTGCGTCAGCAAGGCCTGCTGGCCTGCTGGTACCTGGTGCGTAACGGTGAACCCGTGAGCGGCCCCTTGGCGACCCGCGCCTCGGCTCAAGCCCTGGCCGACCAGTTGCAGCCAGATACCCTGGTCGCTTGACAGTATTTGTTGTGCGTTGCTCCCTACGCCCTTATGGCCCGCCGCTTGGCGGGTCTTTTTTTGCCCGTGTGATCCGACGAGCGGAGGCGGCAGAACCGATCCAGCATGAAGCTTTTTTCATTTCGCCGGGTCGCTTCAACGAGCAATCGACAGCACTTCGACCATACTCCACAGTTGTTTTCTGCGTTTTGACGAGTTTACGAAAGTGAGGAAAGCCCGTATTTACGGGCGTTCCAGCCCTCCCCACCACACTGCATCCCACTCCGAAACACAGCCATTGGTACAAAAAATGGTACGAGCCGCCTGTACGCCCGTACAGCAGTTTTTTGAGGTCACCCCTCATCCCTCAGCGCCAACATCACCATGCGCTATCGCATGGGGTTTAGTGGGCGGAGATGTGCTGTTTTTTGGGCGAAACTCCCCTCTGTCCCCCTCCAAAACACAACAGTTGGTTCGCCGATTGGTCCGGGAGACCTCGATTGCTGATCATGCCGATCCGGCATAACTCCGGCGGCAGAACGATGCTCAGGCACTGTGACGGGGAATTTGAGTGTCCGCTATCGATCCACAGCTGCCTTTCGCTGAGGGAAGCGAACGGCCAATAGCTGCCTTTGAGGGGCGGTTGCTGCTAGCTGGGCGCAAGTAGTAGTAAAAGTTGTTCCCTTTCTGCCCCCCATCTAGACATCATGGTGTCGAATTGCCATCCTGGGGCAGTAAGAGAGATGCGTAGGACTACGCCAAGGAGGAGGCAGGGTGTCGATCATTCAGGAAATTCACGCATGGTCTAAGGGGCTGCCTGCTTGGCAGCAAGATGCGATCGCTCGACTCTATCAAGATCGTACGCTTAGTGCGGCTGACCTGGACGATCTCTACGCGTTGGCCAAGGCCGAGGTGGGGATTGCTGATCCAGATGAACGGAAGCCCAGGGTGCTTGAGGATGCTCAGATAGCTCCGCCGGCCGATCCAACCCGAGTTGTTCAGCTAGCAGCGATCAAGGATCTCCAGAATGTTAACGCCCTAGCGAACGGTGGCAGCGTTCCGATTGCAGTAGCAGGTCTGACGGTCATTTACGGAGAGAATGGCGCTGGGAAGTCGGGCTACTCCAGAGTATTCAAGCATGCGTGCCGTGCGAGAGATCGGCGTGAGCCCATACTGCCTAATGCAAACTTGGATCCCAAGGCTGCCGGCGTTGCCCAAGCGGTGTTCGAGGCTGTTATCGACGGCACGCCTACTGACCTTGCTTGGCAGTATGGAATAGCGGCCCCTGAACCGCTTTCAGACATTTCTATCTTCGACACCCATTGCGCCCGTGCATACATCGATAACCACGGCGACTTCGCTTACGCCCCATACGGATTGGATATCTTGGAGGGGTTAGTAGGCGCGTGTAACAAGCTCAAATTGCGTGCAACGCAAGAAAAGACAGCGAATGCTCCAAGTGACGCCGCGTACGCCGTACTTACGAAAGAGCAGACCGCGGTGTCCACTGCGCTACTGGGTATCCCGACCAGGACTAATCCCGAGCATATCGAGGCCTTAGCCACGCTCAGCCAGGCAGAGCAGGATCGGCTGCTCTTATTGACACAAACCCTAGCTGAAGCTGATCCGAAGCAAAAAACCCAAGCGTTGCGTCAGAAGGCGACGCGCCTCTCAGGGTTGAGGGACCGAATAGCAGCAGCAATTGCATTGATTAACGATGAAAAGGTCAACCAGCTCAGCGAACTGATTAAGAGTTCGAAAGCGGCCAAAGCTGCAGCGGAGCTCGCTGCTACGGAGTTCAAGCAGACACCTGGTCAGCTTGTTGGCACAGGTGGCGATGAGTGGAAGGCTCTGTTTGAGACGGCTCGAATTTTCGCCGGGCTTAGCCATCCGGAACATGAATTCCCGGCGATCCCAGAAGACGCCGCATGCCCCCTTTGCCAGAACCGACTTGGGGAAGAAGGCGCCTCGCGGCTAGTTAAGTTTGACGCCTTCATTAAGCATGCTGCCGAAAAGACTGCGAAAGACGCCCGCGAAACTGCCGCCAATGCCTACAGGGCAATTCAGAACGCCGCCTTGGATGTAATGTTCCGCGATGCTTTGGTTGAGGAGCTTACGGAAATTGATCCGGAGCTTGCTGCGGCATGTTCATCAATGCAGGAGTGTCTGTACTCCCGTCAGAAATTAATACTGCAAGCCGCTGCGGCTGAGATTCAGTGGGAGGAGGTCCTGGAATTGCAGGCCGATCCGCAACCGGGCTTAAAGTACATTATTGAAGGCCTACAAGGCCAAGCCGCTGCGCTAGAGGCAACGGCCGATGAGAGAGTCCGGGCTGAAATGGCGGCGGAGAAGCGAGAGCTTGATGCACGAGTAAGGCTGGGCGAGGTTAAGGACGCTGTACTTGAGGCAATTGCTAAGCATGAGGCCTGCAGCAAACTTCAAGCATGCATTGGGGGGTTAGACGCACGCGCTATCTCCAGAAAATCCACCGACCTTTCGCGTACTACGGCCAGCCAGGAGCTGGCGGACGCTCTGAACGAGGAGCTCAAGCGTCTTAAGGTTCATCAGCTTCAAGTCGTGATGAAGCCTGAGTCTCCTGGAGGCAAGACACAGTTCAAGCTGATCTTGCAACTACCTGGAGGGGATGCCCCGGCAGCCATTCTTAGCGAGGGAGAGCAGCGTGCTATTGCCATTGCCTCTTTCCTTGCGGAGATCAGGCTTGGTAAGGGACGTGGTGGAATTGTGCTGGATGACCCTGTTTCATCGTTAGATCACCGTCGTCGTTGGGAGGTGGCGGAACGTTTAGCTATTGAGTCGCTGACTCGACAAGTAATCGTCTTCACCCACGACATCTACTTCCTCTGCATTCTGGAGCAGAAGGTTGAGGAGTTTGGTGCTGTTCTGACTAAGAACTACATTCGTCGAACCGCGCAAGGTTATGGGGTGCACTCGCAGGACCTGCCGTTCGACGTGGTGGGTACCAAGGACCGCCTGGCCAGACTGCGCCAAGCGTTGGTTGATGTTCGCAGAGCAATGAAAGATGGGAACGACGATGAGCATCGTCGCCTGACCGCTGCAAGCTATGGTCGACTGCGCCTCGCTTGGGAGCGCTGTGTCGAGGAAGTTCTGTTGAACGGAGCTGTCCAGCGGTTCGGCGAGGGTGTATCAACGCAGCGTCTCAAGTCGGTTGTTGTGACCGACGAAGATTACCGAGAGATCAATATCGGCATGAGCAAATGCTCCAAGTTCGAGCATGACGCGGCAACGGCCGTCGGAAGGCTCCCGACACCAGAGCCCGACGAACTAGAACAGGACATCGAGAGATTGGCGACATGGAGAGCTGCTTTAGAAAAACGCTTGAAAGATACAGCCAAAGCGAGGGGGTGACCTGAAACCCCTTCGATTGATCGTGGACAAATGACAGCTTTTGGGGCGATTTCTGCCCTGGGCGAGAGACCGCTTTGAGTCGTTTGCAGCCATTGATGATTGTCGCGATCAATCTGATAAGCCGCCACGCAGGCGCAGTGGCGGGAAGGGTACTTTATCAGCGGTTTTCAAGACCGTGGTACAAACGCCCATTCCATCCGGCGTATGGGTCGAAAACGATTCCAAAACAAAGATGAAACGGCACGGCTACAGGCCGCATACTGCTAGGGTTGCCGATTCAGTTTTGGAATCGATTTAGCCACCTTCACGAGGTGCTTCCCATGACGCAAAGCGAATTCTTCAGGAGCCTTGGCGCGCCGCTCAGGAACAGCCGGTGGTCTTGGGGAGCTTATCGAACAGATGGCTCCCTTGTGCTCAGAATTTGGAAAGACCGCATAAGGGAGTTCGACGGGCGCTCCTTTGCAATGCTCACGCATCACAGCAGATACGCGCACAACCAAGGAAATCCTGGATACAAGGAGCGCAATCGTCACGTAGAGGAAATACGTGGCGGCACTCGCTGCTATATGGTCATTTGCCAGGTAGAGGACATTGCAGCCACCCCCCGCCAGATCCGCAGTTTTGAGCAAGGCAGCGTGTACTTGGGAGGGAATGTGCTCGAGTGCGAAGGGGACTGGTGGATTGAAATCGCGAAGCCGATCCCGGCAGCAGAATTGTTCACCCCAGTAATGCAGCAGTAGCGTGAGATCTGAGCCTCAGGCCGCGCTACAAGCGGCTTGCGCATCGACCCCGTCTAATACAGTTCGACCAATCTGATTTAGTGCTGTCGTGCGTCAACGTGAATTGGGAATCACTACCGAAATTGGCGAGTTTGCTCCCCGCATAATTGACGAATGCAGTGACCTATCAGTTTCGAGCGTATTGAGTAATGGACCAATATATGGCGCATTGGCTACCGCATGGCCCATGCACTCATTCACAATTTTTGCGAGCCTGGACGGTAGCAATCTTCGAAATCATCAGCACATGCGAAATTTGAGTTGAGCGAAAGGGCTATAAGCAAAAGGGCGCATATAATTCATTTGAGACCAAATAGCAATGTTCATATTATAACATTTAGCCCTCTTGTAGCCTACCAGTAAACCAAACCAAAATCTCAAGCAGCCCAAGAAAAACCCGCGGTCTTTTTCATCATTGCACGGATCATATTATGTGAATACCAGACTCATCTTTCATAGCCCTATCTATGGTTTCAAATATATCTTGAGCAAAACTTTCAATCACATCAATTACTGAAACAATTGTATTAGCATCAATCTCCAACTCTCTACCTTCTATTGTCTTGCCATTTCTATGAACGAAATCATGTCTGCGCTCTGCAATCTCTTGCATCTTCGCCATACGAGTATCAGGCAACACCTTACCCGTTATCAGATTAACGTATTTTTTTACCGTAATCGGATTGTGGTAGATCTGCTGGTTGATGATTCCTAAAACGATACCATTTAACCCGAGTTCTGCAATTTCGCTAATATGAAATTTATTACTCTTATCCTCACCCAGTTTGCTAACCATTTTCTGCATGAGCGTGGGATATGCCAAAATCGTAGCTTTAAGAACATCACCTACCATTGCCTCAAAAAGCGTAACGGCATGGACGTAAGACATTTTATGCATCATTTCGGAATCGAAACTGTCGGCAGGCTGTTTTACCATCAGTCTCAACTGCTTCAACATTTCTTTGAAAATGCTATAGGTTTCGAGAAACGGGTGTGCCTCAAACCATTTCATTTCAGCTTCATATTGCTCGTATTGGTAATCAAGCTCCCTTTCACGGTCCCTTTCTTCCATTAGCTCCAGCGCCCACTGGCTCGTCTTACCCATATGCCCTATTCCCTTCTAAAGTGGTGAAGCCAGAACCGGCAGGATCTGGTGAAATTCTTCCTGCACAGCGCCTACTACGCCATAAAAACGTGAGTCGCCTGACAGAATGATTCCCATCTGCAGCGTCATTATGTTCAGTCCATTGCTGTTCCTCAGCACGTCCTCAACCAACGTTGCTGGATAGCCTTCGGCATGGCGGCGCAAAGGATGGATTCCGCTGTGAATGAACGAGTTCATGGCGTGGTAATTCACGTCTTTGAAGTTGTGAAGCATGGTCGAAGCTTGCTCAGGAGCTTTTTGTTGGATCTGTTTGAGCTGGTCAGAAAGCATCGGCATTTTCTTAGCCGCATGCTCAGTATCCAAAGTCAGTGGAGACACCAGTGTCTCGATCTGCAGATCGGTAGCCGCATACAGCAGCCAGACGCTTCGTGTGAGAGCTTCGTACTGGAGACGCATCATCGACAACGCAGAAGTGTAATAACCCACCCTCACCAGAAAGCGAAGGCTCAGCGCGTGTTCCAGCGCCATGCCACACGCGACCAATGCGACCTCATGCCGTGCGCCGGGATACGCTGGTACACCATCCAGCCGCCTCAAGATTTTGGCATGCAGCACATCTGACCTGTCTAGAAATTCGTCCATGCGTCCCCTCCCTTTTTGGTCGAAACAACGGTGATACCACTATGCCATAGCTTGTTCATACAAGGCAGCTCAAGCGACCTCCTCATGCTCGGTCAGCGCCACAGCCTGGCAGACTCGGCCAGCTCCAGCATGTCCCCTAGGTCGCCGTCATCGACTTCTCCCCACCTGAGCGCAGCATAAGCCATGACGCTGAGCACTGCCGCGCGACCATCAGGGTCCGTCACCAAAGCGACCTCGTCATTAAGTTCAGCAAGTCACGGCGCTGGAAGCGCTCAACATTTCACCGTCCACAGCTGATCGATCCTCGTCGTGTAGGATTGACTCATCATCTCCCTCCTCATTCCCCAGTCTGGCGTCGCTGGCACGCTCGCGGCCCGCATTGTCCCCCTCCCCCAGCGCTCGTTGATGTCATCCATCACCTGCATCAGTCGGTCACATGCCACTGATTGCTTAAGCGCAAACAAGTCCTCTGAAAATTCACCCGGTTGCCGCAGGTCCATCAGCAGTACCTCGGCCTTGCTGTACCGAAACCCGGGCCTAAAGATACGGTCGACCGCTTCTGTGACCAACCGGGTCATCAGCAGCGTGTCGCAGGTGGGATATGGAAGCTCAACCAGGGCCCCCTGAGCGTAGTGCGCCTCGTCCGGGTTGAACATGCCAGTGCGGATGCTGACGCGCATGCGCTTGCACACTGAACCCTGGGCCCGGAGTTTTTCCGCTGCTCGGGCAACGTACGTGGCCACTGCCTGCTTGATGGGCGCCAGCTCAGTAAGACGCTTCCCGAACATCCGGCTGCAGCAGATTTCCTGTTTCGGGGGCTCGGCCTCGTCCAGCTCCAAGCACGGCGTACCCGCCAGCTCGCGGGCAGTTTTCTCGACCACCACACTGAATTTCTGTCGCAGTGTCCAGGCATCTGCCTTGGCTAAATCCATCGCCGTGTGGATGCCCATCGCCTCAAGGTGGGCGGTCATCCGCCGGCCTACGCCCCACACCTCCTTCACTTCGGTATTCCGTAGCACCCAGTCGCGCTTGAACGGATCGGTGATATCCACCACTCCGCCGGTTTGTGCCTGCAGCCGTTTGGCGGTGTGATTGGCTAGCTTCGCAAGTGTCTTGGTGCCGGCAATGCCGACACCCACCGGGATTCCGGTGCACTGGAGAATCCTAGACCGCAGCTTTCGCCCGAACTGGGTCAGGTTTTCCTGAATACCCGATAGGTCTGCGAAGCACTCGTCGATGCTGTAGATCTCGGTGGCAGGCACCATCGACTCAATCAGCGTCATGACGCGCTCGCTCATGTCACCGTACAGCGCGTAATTACTGCTGAAAGCCATGATGCCGTGCCGGCGTAGCTTGTCCTTTGCCTGGAAAAACGGTTCGCCCATCTTCACGAAAGGCTTTGCATCGTATGACCTGGCAATCACGCAGCCATCGTTGTTGCTCAGTACGACGATCGGGGTCTTGGCCAGGTCTGGTCGAAACACCCGCTCGCAACTCGCGTAGAACGAGTTGCAATCGATAAGCGCAAACACCTGGTCACTGCGCATGATCACGAACGCTGTAACGCACAACGCCCCATACGACGAGATCATCGCCTTCCATGATGTACCGCGGCGGATACGCCGGATTCTCCGACTTGAGGATCACCACGCCGTCGCGTCGGTGCAAACGCTTGCACACCGGCTCGCTGTTAACGGCAGCAATGACAATGTCGTCGTGCTCTGCCTCACGGCCGCGGTCTACGATGACGAGGTCGCCAGAGTAGATGCCAGCGCCTTGCATGCTGTCGCCTTCAACTTTTACCAGATACACATGGGGCGCGCGGAGGTCGAATAGCTCATCAAGGGAAATATGACCTTCCAAATGGTCCGCAGCAGGCGAAGGGAAACCGGCTGGGACGTGAAACGAATACAGCGGTAGTGGTTCGGTACCGCCAGTGGGCGTACCAAGAAATGTGATGGTCATGATGGAAGGTCCAATGCAAACTGTATGCATATACAGTAAATCCGGCATCGGTCTTCCGGTCAATCCTAGCCGGCGAAAATTCTGACGGGCGAGAGGTGGGATATGTGCGGACGGTACTCGATCTACGAGTCAATGGATCACTACCTGCGCCAGCTATCGCTGGACCTGGTCGTGATAAATGGCTACGACCACGAGCCAATCAGTCGCTACAACGTGGCGCCGTCTACCCGCGTCGAGGTCATACGCCAGGTAGATGGTGGACTGTGCGTGGATCGGGTCAAGTGGGGATGGTCGCCATTTTGGGCGAAGGGGAAACGTCCTGATCCGATCAATGCTCGGGCCGAGACAGTGGTGACAGGAAAATTCTTTAAGGGCCTGTGGCCGAACGGCAGAGCCCTGGCTCCTGCAAATGGCTGGTTTGAGTGGCTACCTGATCTAGCGGACCCGAAGCGCAAACAGCCCTACTACATCACGGGCGCCGACGGCGCCCCGCTGTACTTCGCTGCACTTGCTGAGGTGCACCAGAGCCTCGAGCCGGATGAGCGCGATGGATTCGTGATCATCACAGCAGCAGCCGATCAAGGGCTCGTCGACATCCACGACAGAAAGCCCCTAGTGCTGACGCCAGAAGTGGCCAAGGAATGGTTAGACCCAGCCACAACGCCTGAGCGCGCGGCGGAGATCGTCGAGGCAGGATGCCGGCCCGCTCAGGATTTTCGCTGGTTCGCTGTAGGTAAAGCGGTAGGCAACGTGCGCAACCAAGGGCCAGAACTGATTGAACCGGTCAGTGAGGAGAGCCGCCAGGGCGACCTAGAGCTCTAAGCTGGTAGTCGGTGACTGCCTGGAATTGGGATTCTGCGATCAGTCGTAGTCGCTCAATCTTAAGGGGTGACGCGCCATCGGCCTGTGCTTGGTGATAACGCTTCAGTGCTTCGACTGCATCGGTGTACATCGGATGATCTGGGAACAGTAACGAAGGAGCTTTTGACATTACGGAGCCCTCTTTCAGCAGTCGCTTTTCAATGGATAGTATCAGGCGGATGCTTGGCTTCGATCAGCTGAAAATCGATGACTGCATGGTAGAGGGAGTCCGCGACAAGGCGTAGCCGCTCCACCTCTTCAGCAGGCGCGTTAGCGGCCTCAGCCGCCCGGAACTCCCTCATGGCGTCGATCGCCTGCTGAATCAGAGCCTCGCCGGCCTCAACAATCCCAATGAAAGAACGCTTGACCACAAGTCACTCCTAGCAGCTGATAAGAAGCATAGGGTAAAACGAGCCAAGCATCTGCAAAGGACAAAAAACTCTGTATTTCAGAACAGTTGACCCAACTCCGCTGGCGTCCAGTTCATGATAATTAACTCACCGGCCATCTCAGCCTTGCCCTGACGCTGGTTGGTCGTTGTGTAGCGAATATCCACGCACTCAAAGTGGAAGCCATCGAAAACACGGCGAATATCAGGGTGATCGTTGATGCTCACCATCACCTTGCCTTTGCATGTGCGCATGAACTCGGCCATGCGCTCATATTGATCGAACGGGAAGTCGACCCCATAGCCTGCGGTCTGCCAATAAGGCGGATCCATGTAGAAGAACGTATGCGCTCGATCATAACGCTCAGCGCAGTCGAGCCATGAAAGGTTCTCCACGTAGGTGCCGGCCAGCCTTTGCCAGGCTGCAGAAAGGTTCTCTTCAATGCGCAGCAGGTTGATGGCAGGGCCAGTGGTGGCGGTACCGAATGTCTGCCCAGTAACCTTCCCACCGAAAGCGTGCTGCTGCAGATAGAAGAAACGGGCCGCGCGCTGGATATCGGTCAGCGTCTCCGGTCTCGCCATCTTTTGCCACTCGAAGATCTGCCGTGACGACAGCGCCCATTTGAACTGCCGGACAAACTCCTCCAGATGGTTCTGGACTACCCGGTATAGATTCACTAGGTCGCCGTTGAGATCATTCAAGACCTCCACTTGGGCGGGTTGCGGGCGCATGAAATAGAGAGCGGCGCCGCCGGCGAAGACCTCGACATAGCATTCATGAGCAGGGAAAAGCGGGATCAAGCGGTCGGCTAGGCGGCGCTTGCCGCCCATCCACGGAATGATTGGGTTAGTCACTTTGCAAACCTTTACTGTATGGATGAACAGGTGCTAGGCTCGCCGTGCTTTGTGCACAGAGCGGGAGCCTTGGCTGGGCTTGCAGGTATGGTCTGCGGGTTCGGCGGTCAGCAGGGATGTTGACGCATCCCCGGTGGCCGCTCTCTTTGCATGAAGCCTTCGAATTTATTCGCGGGCGCTTACTGCCGCCCGCTTTGCGACTAGGGCGTCGTACTCACGCTCGCACTGCTGGCCGGCAACTCTGGCCTGGTCAAACGCTGCCGCCAGCTCTCCCGCTCTTTCATCAGCCCGTGCGAGCAGGTCGGAGAGCACCATGGCGGCGCGGGTGGCTGTCTGGCCTCTGGTGATAACGGCGGTATCCTGGCCGGGGCAACTGACGGCGGCAGCGAATTGGGAGGTTTCGCTGCGCAGCCGCTGGCCAGCAGCATCGGCGTCAACAGCGCCAGCATCAGCAATCGTTCGTTCTTCCTGGGCATGGGCTCTCGCCTCCTCCTGCGCTGCGGCGCGTCGTGTTTCTTCCTGCCGGGCACTTCGCTCGCCGATCACCTCGGCAAGCCGGTTACCGCTGTCTCGTTGCGCTGATGCCTCTCCGGCGTTCGCTCGCTCTACCGAGCGACCGTGCTGATAGGCCGCCCCGTGGGATGCCAGCAGTACAGCAAACGTCAATATGGCCCAGCCCTTCATGTCAGCGCCCGCCGTATACCTTCGTCGATCACCTCGGCCTTGTATGGGTTGCCGCCATTCTCGTGGACGATGATGCCCACCACTGCCTCCCGCAGAACCTCTGGCTTGGAGATGTCTATGGAGTCGCGTACCCCGACCCCGAGCCGCTTGGCGATGGCCTGCGCGTAAGCCAGCGTGTTGTTCTCGCTAGACGGCGCCCAGCGGCTGATGAATTCCAGCGGAGTATCGATACCAGAGCGGCCGACGCCTGGCATGCCATCTTTGCCCCCGTAGTTGAGCAGAAGCTTGCCCAGGGCACGGATGCCATTTTCAGCTTGGTCAAACCGGGCAAAGCGCGGCTTGGCCACGCCCTCCTCGACGCCCAACTGACCCTGCCAGGCATTCCGTGGGTTGAAATCGATATTGCCGGGGTTGTTGTTCCGGACGCCGCGAGGGGTTGCCATCATGCTGGCTCCTCCGCCGGCACTTGCGGTTCAACCTCGGCAGGCTCTTGGGCGGTGACCGTGACCTCAGCCTTGAAGACCTTGAGCACCTTCGCGGTGGACAGAACTACCCGTGGATTGGCCCGCAGCTCCTGAGTAGCAGCCGCTTCGGCCTCAGCCTCGGTGGCGAACTGGCGCTTGTTCAGCGGGTTGTAGTCGTTGATGGTGTCGATGACGATGAAAGGCATGGGTTTTCTCCAGGCAAAAAAAATACCGCCGGGCGGCGGTTGGGTTTGAGGTAACGCTAAGGGTCAGGCGGGCTGTGCCGGCCAGTCGATCAATTCGGGATAGCCGGGCTGCTCGGGCAGGCGATTCAATGCAATCCGGTAGCGCTTCCAGTCCTTGAGTGCTGCTGCCTCGGCATCGGTGGCTTCCTCCAGCTCAACAGCATCCTGGAGAGGCGCAATAGCGGAATCAGCTACCTGTCTGAGGCTCTGGATTTGCTGGGTCACCTTGGCCGCCAAGACTTGTGTGTGCTGCTGCTCCTTCATCTCCCGAGTCACCATCTGGCTCCAGTCGATCTGCATTTTCTACCTCAATGTTGTAGGGGGGGAGTTGAACAGTGCCATCGCCAAAGAGGGTGATGGCCTGAGGGAAGCGGGTCGATTCCGGAGCGTTTAATCCGTGGGGCAGGATTAGAGTGAACTCGAGTTCGCCATTCATCCGGGTGACCTCTCCCTTGAACCACTCGCTGTCGACAGCGCCAGGTGGAAGAGTTGCTCCTTCAGGGAGATTGGAGAAATCGAACTGCTCTCCGTTGAGGTACAGGACGTCTCCCGCTCGGTATAACGAAAGCGGATAGTCCCGATAGGATGGAGAAAAACTGATTTTCATTACTGCCAACTCCCTACTGCAATGGCCGATACAATGAATGCCTGTGCTACAGCTGGGCCGTTACGGACCCAAAGGGTGCAGGACGCCGTCCCCCAGTTCCCGGTGTGGATATAGCCGAAGTGATCCACGCTCTGCATTGGCTCAAATGACGCTGCGGGGCTGTAATTCAAATTGGCGAACGGCGCCGGGAATGTCCAAAGAAAGTTCCCTACCGCTGTCGCCCCCACCGAGGCCGTTTGAGCCCCACTTCCCCGCGGTAGCACGCACACCTGCATCCCATTAGCGAATCGGTAAGCCGTGCCGTTGGCGTTGGTGATCACTTGCTGGAGCGCTGTGCCTGACGCTACGTTGCCGAGAATAGCTGCTACAGCCGCTGCGCCGAGGCCCAGGCCTGTCCGCGCAGCAGCTGCAGTAGTTCCGCCCGTGCCGCCTTTCGCAACTGGAAGCGCTGCAGGTATCGAGTTACCACCGAACGCTGCGTAGATCTCGTCAAAGTTCGCAATCGCTTTGACCCAGGCACTGCGTCGATCATCGCCACCTGTACCGCTCGGCGCGGTGCCAAGGTTGATCACTTGTTTTGTCATTATGCTGCCTCAAAGTGGCTTCATTGGCCTGGACGCAAACAGCGTCCGCCCATTAGCCGTAAGCGGGTTAATGCCAGAGCCGTTATCGCAATACATCTGCAACACCGACCTGTTACTGGGCAAGAACCCGCCAAAGTTAGCGCGCAGTGGCTGCGTGGTCTGTCCGATGTTGGTTACCGAAAACAGCGCATTGGCCAGAACATAATCCTGATAGTTACCGGTCCAAGGCATCTGCTGGCTCGGGCAGTAATAGGCGCCACTCGCTATCGGATCGCCCGCTTGAACAAATGAACTGGAGGCTGGCTGCCCATTGAGTAGGGCTAGGTTAGCAGTGGTGACAAAAGTCCTGCTTCCAGAGCTGTTGCGGACCGATGCCCCGTATTCCCCCGACGGGGTAGACGGCGTTAGATAACTTGCGCAATACCAGTTGATCATCATGGGATAGAGCGCAGTCTCTCCGTGTGCCACCTGATTGTTCCAAGCCTTCAGCCGAAATCCCGTCCAGTTCCCAGGACTACCTTTGACCGAGAAGTTGCCCACCATCATGTAGTTGTCCGCGTTGAGAAAGACCAAAGGCCTTTCGTACGTGGTGATGGGCGAGGCGAAGTCCACATCGGCCCATTGGATCTGGTTTTTGCTTCCAGGACCTTGAAAGCCAATGTTGAATCTGCCGTTGTGGCGAACCGTGAGCACCTGGTTGACCGAATCGATCTGCGTGCGAATGTTGTTGTTCGACGCGCGGATGCCATAGGAGCCAGGAGCAGCGAATGGCTCGCCACCCAGCGAAAGGATCATCACTTGCCAAGCGCGGGTGTAGGGCTGCCGCAGCTGCAACTGCCCCGTCGAGAACCAGGCTTGAGGGCTGGTCGTGTTTTCGCCTCCGTCATACAACGCATCCACCACCACGAAGGACTGCGCCTGGATCTCCGGTATAGAGATGTACTGGTCGAATGCGCCGTTGCCGGTCACCTGCATCATCTTCAACGATCGCACCGAGGTGATCGTGGTATCGAGGGTAATGACCCCGGACGTGTCCCGCGTCCGAAGTCCGTACAGATCAGCCATCAGGTAAGCCTCCCCACCGCAGTACGCTCTATGCCGTTGGCGTCGTAGACGTACAAGCCGCCGTTATTGAGCAGCGTCGATCCGTTGGCATCCTGCCCACGAATACTCACGGCCCCCGTCACAAAGTTCAGCTCCAGCAAGGGCAGCCCTTGTGAGTTCACCGCCTGGGAGCGGATCGTCATGCCGGCCACGATGTTTTGGATGAACGCCTGGTTGATCACCGCCTGGTTGATGAACACCTGCCCGTTCGAAACAACAAACGGCAGGGTCACCTGCCCCGACGACTCGTCGACGATTGCGAAGCGCTGAGCGAAGGCCAGGATCTCTCCTGTTTGCCCATCGCTCCCTATTGCAATGCCGGCCATCACCCTCCGACCGCCTGTGATGGTTTCAGCCTTGATCGTGGTCATGGCCGAGACCCGTCCATCAACCCCGGCGATCGTCTCCGACACCTGCTGCACCGATGCACTCACAGCCTGCACCGAACCCTCCACATCGCCGACCTGCGACTGGACAGTGTCCACCCGCTTGCCCATGGCGACACCATCCTCAATCCGGGCCGACTGCTCGGTCCAGACACCGACCAGGCTGCCGATAGCGCCGGCCAGGCCGGTGCTATCGCCTTCCATTTCCGGGTTCACCTGGACATACAGCCCATCCAAACGGCTTGCCTGAGCGGTAATCGCCGTCCCTTGCTGGTTCACCGTGGTGTTGAGTTGGCTGATGGCCGTGGCCTGCCCGCTCACCGCCCGCGCGGAAGGTCCAGCCACGAACGGCGAAGGCGTGTTGCTCTCCCCCACCCGCTTCTCGATCATCACCGAATCGATGATGGCCGTGAGCCCGGAAACAGCGCTCATGTTGAAGTAGATGGTGACACCGACCTTGGCGCTGTCCGTGACTGTTACCGGGAAGGTCACACGTGTCCGCGTCGTCGGCAGGGCAAGCGTGGGCCCATACCGATGCGTGCCGTTGTAAAGCGAGATGCGCCCGTTGGTGGCAGCGCTGCACTGGATGTACATCGACACCAGGTACACGCCAGGCTCAATCCGCACGTTCCAGCCGGCCAGGTTGTTGGTCGGGCTCAGCATCAGAAAGCTATTGGTGCTGCTGCCGGCCTGGTAGCCGAAGCCGGAATCGGCATCCGGTACCGCCACCCCCTCCCGCGTCACACCGCTACCCACTGACGTGGCCGGAAGCGTGGTGGAAGTGAGCCAGCTGTAGTCATCCGCCAGCAGATTGGAACCACTGCCCCCAATGCCACTGATGGAGCTCTGGAGCTGGGTGACTGCCTGTCCCTGCGAACTCAGCGTGTTGCCCTGCTGGGTCACAGTACCCTGTAGGCTTTGCAGCGCGCTGTTGTCCGCCTTCCCTGCCACGGCGTTGTTCAGCTGGGTGATGGCCGATCCCTGGCTGGAGACCGCACCCTCTGTCACCGACACACGGGCGTCGACCGATTGCAGTGCGCTCGCCTGGGCATTGTCCTGGCCGGCGCGCTTGCGTGCGATCGGCGAGGACAGGAACACATCGGCCGCATCGCCTACCGATACGCGGAACGTCATCGCCATTCGCACACAGCCGGCCGGTACCGTGGCCTGCCCCGTCAGCTTCGTCCAGGATTGCGCAACATTCGTAAGGCGAACACCGTCACCTGCGGCGACCACCCAGTTGTGGCCAACGCTCGTTCCGTCGAGATCATAGAACTGAATCCACAGCCCATGCTGACGCGCCACGGAACTGTAGGCGTACAGCTCGAAGTCGTAGACCTCACCGCCAGCGACCGCGATTTGCGAGGTCACCGCGTTCTCCGGCGGCCGCACGTTCAACGCACTCTGGAAGCCAAGGTAGTTGTTGCCCGTAGACGTTGCCACGGGCCACTTCACCACCCGGGGTGACGGCGCCCCAGCAGGCACCGAAGCATCGTTGCGCGCCAGCACGCTGAACCCTGGCGAACCAGAGAACACCGGACCATCCGCAAACGCCGGGTTGAACAGCAGGTTTTCAGCCGAAACCACACCGACCGATGCCTTGATGTTGGTGATATCACTGCCTTGCGCCGTGATGGTTGTGCCCTGCTGGGTGACCGTGTTGGTCAGCGCCTGGACCGTTGACGCATCAGCCTTGGCGGCGACCTGGCTCAGTGCACTCGCGGCAGCGTTAGCGGCGTCCGTTGCCACCTTGTCAGTCACCGCGACCCAGGCACTGCCGCTCCACCGCTTGGGCGTGTTGGCGTTGCCCGTGGTGTCGATCCAGAGGTTCTGGGCCAGGCGGTCAGCCGTGCCTGGCGTGGCGCTCTGGATGATCACCTTGCCCTTTCCGCCCGCCAGGTCCGAAGCAGCTTGCGCCGCTTGCTGTGCCGCGGTGACGTTCTGGTTGGTAGTAGAAAGGCTGTTCGTCAGGCCGGTGATGGCCGAGACTTGCGAAGTCAATCCAGACTCGGTCTGCGACACTCTGGAGTCGAGCGCCTGGGTGGCCGAAGCCAACGCCGACTCGCCCGCGCCCTGCCGGCTAACCTTCAGATTGGCGACCCACATCTTGAAGCCAACCGGCGCTACACCCTCAGGCACAACATAGATCCTGAATCCAGACGCCCCAGCCGGGATCTTGTACTGCGCCGAAAGGAACTGCCAACCGCCAGTAGCTGCGACGTAGCCCAGGATTCGAATGTTGCCGACACCCATGGTTTCTCCGGCAGCATCGACCGGGGTGATAGCGATCTTCCCTGCGTTGGTCGCCGCGTTCTCACAGAACATGTGGCACGACAGGTTAATCACATCCCCAGCGTTTGCCCGACTGAAGATCTGGTAGGTATCGCCGATCTTGTTGGTCGACAAAAGCACGTTACCACCCCAGCCGGTATCGGCCGCCTTCTTCATGCGCCACAGAAGCCTCTCTGCAGGAGCATTGGGGGGCACGCCGGAATCAGTGGCGTTCGCATAGTCCATCTGGTAGATGGCGCCGTTTTCGGTCTTGAGTTGCCCTGCCGCGTTCCAGGTCGGATTAAGCAGCACATCCTCCTGAGCCGAGTTTCCTAGCGCTGCGCTGATGCTGACAATGCTGCTGCCTTGCGATGACAAGGTGTTGCCCTGCTGCGTCACAGTCGTTTGCAGCGATTGAACCGCCGAGGCATCTGCTTTCGTGGCGACCAAGGCGTTCGCAGCCGCAGCAGCGGCAGCCGCATCGGTAGCGACCTTATCGGTCACCGCGACCCACGCCGAACCGTTCCAGCGCTTCGGCGTATTGGCGTTGCCGGTCGTATCGATCCACAAGTTCTGCGCAAGACGGTCAGCTGCAGCCGGGGCGGCTGACTGATACAGCACCTTGCCCTTCGCTCCAGCCAAATCCGACGCAGACTGCGCAGCTTGCTGGGCCGAAGTCACGTTCTGATTGGTGGTGGTCAAGCTGCTCTGCAGACCGGTGAGCGCAATACCCTGCGAGGTCAATCCTGTTTCAGTTTGCACCACTCGGGCATCAAGCTGGCTGACAGCGTTTGCCAGGGCGCCGACCTGGCCGGCGCTGTTGCCTACCGTGAACGTGGATGGCTCCACGCCAGCCCCAACCTGCTCCTCAAGCATGAGGCGGTCCACCAGGACGGCAATCCCGTCCTTTGGATTGGCAGATGCAGACACGCACACGACCATCCGATCAGCTACAAATGCAGGGCTGGTAACATCGAACAAAACGCTATACCGAGCCCACTGATCGGTGATAGCAACGTCCTGGCCAGGCGCAAACCTGACCACACCGTCCGCGGTGATCGTGCGCAGGCTGACCTGCATCTGCTTGGCACCGGAAGTACTTTTGGCGTCCCAAGCCAGGATGTACTTCTTGTTCTTCAGGGCAATATTGGCACCCGAGTAAATGTTGTTCGGGGCAAAGTAGGTCGTGCCGGAGCCGGAAGTCTGGAGTAGCCGCAGCACATAGCCATTGAAGCCATGCGGGTCAGCCTCCACCGAGGCTGTCTGCCCGCCGCCCAGCACCAGCGCAGGCACAGTAGCGCCAAACACCGCGTACTCGGCAGGCATCAGGTTGGACCCGCTGCCCGCGATGTTCCCCACCGCTGCCTGCACATTTGTCAGCGCCGTTCCCTGCGCCTCGATCTTTCCCTCCGCGCTCGTCACCCGGGTACCCAGGCTATTCACGGCGGTTGCGTCGGCCTTAGTCTGCGCCAGTGCCAGCGCGTTGGCCGCGGCGGCCGCCGCATCGGTGGCCACCTTGTCAGTGACCGCTACCCAGGCAGAACCGCTCCACCGTTTGGGGGTGTTGGCCCCGCTGGTGGTGTCGATCCACAGGTTTTGCGCCAGGCGGTCAGCCGTCGCAGGGGCGGCCGATTGCACGATGACCTTGCCCTTGCTACCGGCAATGTCGGACGCCGCTTGCGCGGCCTGCTGGGCCGCCGTGACATTTTGGTTAGTGGTCGTCAGGCTATTCTGCAGACCGGTAATTGCACTCCCCTGGCTACTAACACCTGATTCAGTTTGCGAGACTCGAGCGTCGATGGACTGGACAGTCGAAGCAAGTGCCCCAACTTGGCCAGCCGTTGGACCGGCCACATAGGGAGACGGCGTATTGCTCTCACCGATGCGAGCTTCGACCATTACCGAGTCGATGATCGCGACAATTCCAGCCAGCGCATCTGTGTTTGGATAAATGGTAAGAGATACCAGCGCGCTACCCGTTACCGTCACAGGGAATGTTACCCGGGTTCGTGTCGAGGACAGTGGCACCACCGGGGAGTAGCGGTGCGTCCCATCGTACAGTGAGACACGGCCACGACTCTCCGCACTGACCTGGATATACATTGAAACCAAGTAGGTACCCGGCTCGATGCGGATGTTCCGCCCGGCCGCGTTGTTGGTAGCCGATAGCATCAAGTAAAGACTGGTGGTCACGACAGTTCCGGCATTGGTGCTGAATCTGTAGCCAAATCCGGTATCTGACTCAGGCACCGCAAGACCGGAAATTGTCGCATGACCTCCCGACGCAACGCCGGGCAGGAGTGCTGAGGTTAGCCAGCTATAAGGTGAAGGCAGCAGGTTGGACCCGCTCCCGGCAAGACTGCCGACCGAAGCCTGCACGCTCGTCAGCGCCTGACCCTGCGCAGTGATCGTGTTGCCTTGTTGGATGACCGTATTGGATAAAGCGGTCACGGTAGAGGCATCAGCCTTGGTCTGCGCCAGCGCGCTTGCCGCAGCCGCTGCAGCCGCCGCATCCGTGGCCACCTTATCTGTCACGGCCACCCAGGCACTGCCGTTCCAGCGTTTCGGGGTGTTGGCATTGCCGGTAGTGTCGATCCAGAGATTCTGGGCCGCACGATCGGCTACCGCCGGTGCTGTTGCCTGGAACAGCACCTTGCCCTTGCCGCCGGCCAGGTCCGACGCGGACTGGGCTGCCTGCTGGGCTGCAGTGACGTTCTGGTTGGTGGTGGTCAGGCTGTTGTTGAGGCCAGTGAGTGCCTGGCCTTGCGACGTGATCGTGTTGCCCTGCTGAGTCACGGTCGTGGACAGCGAATCAACAGCAGAGGCATCGGCCTTGGTCTGCGCAACCGACAACGCACTGGCCGCAGCGGCTGCCGCATCAGTGGCCACCTTGTCAGTGACCGCTACCCAGGCGCTGCCGCTCCACCGTTTCGGCGTGTTGGCATTGCCCGTCGTATCGATCCAGAGGTTCTGTGCCAGGCGATCAGCTGCGGCAGGAGCAGCAGACTGGACAATCACCTTGCCCTTCCCGCCGGCCAGGGTGGAAGCATCCTGCGCCGCCTGCTGCGCGGCCGACACGTTCTGGTTGGTAGTGACCAAGCTGTTTTGCAGGCCGGTCATAGCCTGGCCCTGAGACGTGATTACACCCTCTGCATCAGTGACGCGGGTCGACAGGTTGTTGACCGCCGAGGCATCGGCTTTGGTCTGCGCCACGGTCAGCGCGTTCGCTGCTGCCGCTGCTGCGTCGGTTGCAACCTTGTCGGTGACCGCTACCCAGGTGGTGCCACTCCAGCGCTTTGGCGTGTTTGCGTTGCCGGTGGTATCGATCCACAGGTTTTGCGCCAGCCTATCGGCTACTGTCGGCGTTGCCGACTGGACGATAACCTTGCCCTTACCACCTGCCAGGGTGGCCGCGTCCTGAGCGGCCTGCTGGGCAGCGGTTACATTCTGGTTGGTGGTGGTCAGGCTCGACTGCAAACCCGTGATCTGGGTCGCCTGCGAGCTGGTGGTGCCCTCCAGGCTGGTGACCTTGGTCTCCACGGTCTGCACGCGGGCGGCGAGCCCGTTGGCCGACTGAACAACTTGGCCGACATCGGTCCAGTAGCTGGCATTAGGCGGCGCGGTATTTTTCGGTACTGCCTTCGATGCCTGGTACAGCTTGCCGTCGGTGCCGAGCACTGTCTGGCCAGCCGTGTAGGTTTTGTCGGCGTTGTACGGCAGCGATTTGGCGATCTGGCTGACGCCGTCGATCTGTCCCTGCAGGTCCTGCGCGGCCTGGTCGAGGTCCTGCTGCACCTGCCGGGCCGCCTCGGCAACTTGGTTAATGGCTTGCTGAGCCTGCTGGGTGGCCGTGTCCAGGTTGGATTGGACCTGCGTGACCGCATCGCCCAGTTGGTCGGTGATCTCGGTGACCTGCTCGTCCAGCTCTTTCAGACGGCCATTTACCGAACCAGGCAGGCTTGGCGGCCCGGAAATCAGGGCGATCTCTTCGCGCATTGCGGGCGCCAGCTGGCCGTTGTCGATCTTGTCCTTCAGCGCATCGAGCATGTTGGTCACGTCCGTGGACGTGGAAGCCACCACTTTCAGGAAGGCGCTCACCCCGTAGGCGTTCTTTGACCGAACGAAATAGGCGTAGTTGGTGGCGAACGCCAGCCCGGTATGGGTCAAGGACAGGCCCTGGCCCAGGTAATCGCCCTGCGTGGCCTGTGGGTTGGTGGAGAAGAAGTATTCGTAGGTGCCGCCATTCAGACCATGCAGCGTGTTGCCCGGGATCAGGGTGATGGTGTCGATCGTCGCCTGTACCACGCACGATTCTGGGATCGGCGGACCATCGATGTTCACAGTGATGCTGGCCTCGCCGGAGCGGGTCATCGGGCCGAGGGCAGCCACGCTCATCGTGTAGCTGCCAGACGGCAGGCCGGACAGCGGGAGTTGAACGGCAGTCGCCGGCACCTGCTGAGCCTGCACCGCGGTAGTACCCTGGCGCACGGTCACGGCGTAGCCAACGACGGTACCGGCCGGCGGAGTCCAAGAAAGCACGCCCTGCACGACCTCGGCAGCGTCCTCGGTCGACCAGGTCAAATTGGTGGGGCTGCCCAAGCCACCGCCCGGCAGGCTGATAAAGCCTATAGGGTTGTACGGCTGACCCACGGCATCATCGAAGATGGCCGGCTCATTCTGGGACACCGACACGCTGCAGCCAGTATCGGCCGCCATCGACCAGTCGGTGACAATGAACTCGCCGACGATGTTGAGGGAAGGCAGATTGACCTTCACGGAGCGGCCAGGCCGGCAGTTGTAGCCCACGAAGTTCATCGGAATGCTGAGCGTGCCGCCAGCGCGCCGGCGCCGAAGCTCGATATTCGCCAGGCGCTGCGCCTGGTACGGATCGCTCACGTACGAAAACGCCAGGGTCTCGGCCGCCTCGCCGCCATCGGCTACGACCCACTCGGCCACGGAGACCTCGGGATAATCGGTCTCGGCCCATGCCTGGGACGGATCGATGAAGGTGCCGCGCACAGTGTTGAGGGCCGAATCGTTGGAAGGCTCGGTGCTGCCGGTGACGGTGCCGGTGACCATGTCCTCGGTGATCTCGAAGTCATATGGCCCGTAGTAGGCCCCCACCTGCAGCATCCAGCGACCGCCGACACGGATCAGCTTGCCACCGCACGCTGCCTCCAGCTTCTGCATGACCTGGGTGCGCGACTCGTCGGCGCCGATCACGCAGCCCGAGTGATAGCGCGGTGAAGTGGAGCCGTCCGGGTTGGCGACCGACTCGTCGCATACGCTGGCACTGTTGGCGAAGCTGGCGTACACGATCTCATCATCTGGCACGCCGCAGCGATTGCGCAGGAACCAGAGAATGTGCAGTGCCGTGTTCGCGCTGTATCCCGTCATGCCGGTGCGCGGGTCGTAGATATCCCGACGCCCACGGATGACGAAGCGGACGTCAGGAATGCCCGATGGGTACTTTTCCGCGCTGTACTTGAACGACAGACGAACGTAGGACAGACCCCGCCCGATCTGGGTGTCGCGCCAATCCGGGCAGTTGGCCTTCAAAAAGGCGTTTACCTGAGCTGGGTCGACGACAAGCTCATAGGAGGCATGTTCACCATAGGCCTGGACAACCTCTTCACCGAGATAGATATCCTCCAGGCCATCGATAGCCCCCTCAGACAGCACATAGACCATGTGCAGCCATTCACCATCGGTCTGGTCACCGGCTTGCTCCTGCCCCCAGGCCAGCACGCCGCCGGTGCTCACCCGACCCAACACGTAGCGGGCGGCAGCTTTTGAAGAGCGCAGGGTCTGGCTGGACGGCTCACTGGCACGCAGCGAACCGGTATCCAGCTTGTCCTGCTGCGAAGAGACGTAGAACGCCAGCGCGGCACCTGCCAGGGCTCCCCAAGGGCCACCCTGGGCGAAGCCGACCACGGCGCCGACGGCGATCTGGGCGACCTTGCTGACTGCTGAACTCATTCAACTCTCCAAACCGTTAACGGTTCACACTCGATACGGCACACCCCGTCAGGGGAAACCGACCAGAACTCATCTGCCCAGAACACCGCCACGCCACGACCATTTGGGCCGTCGTAGAGCGCGATGTCGCCTCGCTGGATCAATCCAGGCTGAACCCGGGTAAAGCAGCCATCCCAGGCGCCCTCTAACGATCCGTGCAGCTTCTTCAGAAGGCGCTTGGCGCCGGCCTCGGTTGAGTACTTGCCCCGGTAGGCCTCGGCAGGGTCCACACCGCACACCGCAACGGCGCAGTCGGCGGCAAACAGGCAGCAGTCGAATTCACCCCATGAAAAAGGCCGCTCTATGGCGGCCTTGATCGTGTGGGCAAGCTGCGTCGTCCAATCGCGCTTTCGCATGGTCACTTCTCGTAGGTGAACTTCGGGGCGTCCTTGGAGGCGCCCCAGTAGATGGGCCAGTCGGCAATTTGGGCGATCGCGAAGAAGAAGCGGTCATCCTGCCGGCGCGCGCGGTGGTTTTCATCCGTCCACCGCTCGGTACCAGTGCGATTCCACTCGGCCATTCGATCAATGAGCGGAACCGTGATGCTGTTGCCCGCCTCGCCATTGCCGGCGTAGGAGAACTTGGCGGCATCCATCCGTCCGCTGAACAGGATGTCGGCGGCGTAGGTGCCGTCCTCGGCGAACACCACGAACATGAGTTTGCCGGCCCGACCTCGACAGCCTTTCAGCGAGGTTTCGGTGATGATCTGGGTATCCAGGCCGTTCAACGTCAGGTCAATCGACATTGGCGAGCCTGAGTTGCTGCTCTCCTGTGACTGGCCGACGGCGCCGAAGCTGCCGACGCCCTGGTAGGTGATGCCGTCGATGACCAAGTCGCCGGTACCGGTGTGCGCGAAGACCATGCCATCAGGGAAATCGAGCTGGCAGGCATACACCGCCATGAAGTTACCCCTGGCAATGATGTCGACCACCGTTTGGCTGAAGGGGAAAACGCCTGTGGCCATCAGAAGGCCTCCCGAAACTGGAAGCTACCGTTTGACACCACCGGCTGGATGCTCCATTGGTTGGTGTCATCCATGCGGCGCATCTCGCAGTAGGGGTTCTTGTACTCGACCGGAGTGCCGGCGGCGATGGTCTTGCGCACACGCTTGTTCACGTAGATCACGGCCTTGCCGGCGGCGTCAGTCGAAGCTTGCTCAACGACCTCGAACATTTCGCCGCCGATGGTAATGTGGTCGCCGCGGCTGAACACCTGGCGGCTTGCCGTCATGCCCTGCAGCTGCAGGAACGTCGACTGGGCATTGGCCGAGGCCACGGTCGGAGCGCCGATGTTATCGGTCCGGGTTCGAGTGATCGACGGAACCTTCACCGTGCCAAACATGCCGTGTAGGCGGCCCAGCAGCGATGTCAGCTCGCGCTCTTCCTCTTCGTAGAGCACACCAAAGTTGAGCGTGCACATCCAGTACGAGCCCGGCTGCGCCACGATCTGCTGGGAATTCGACAGCGACGAGGTGAACGCCCGGTTGTTGTAGACGATTCCCCAAGTCACCTCAGTGGGTTCCAGGGATTCCGGCCATTCCTCCGCCATTGGATAGCTCCAAGAAAAAGCCCGCCGAAGCGGGCTGGATCAATCATCTGCGCTCGAGCAACTGCCTCGCCGCACCATTCGTTTTGAAGTCTCTCAGCATCAGCTGGTAGCCACCCTGGGCGCCGTCCAGCGCTACCTTTCGGATATCCTCTTTGGACAGAGCGCCCGCCCCATTGCTGAAGTGAAAATGCTGAGTGATGCCGCCGAAGCTGATCGAGGAATTCCCGCCGGCATCGCCCGCGCCTGCGGCCATCACGCCGAGCGAACCATCCGGCCCGCGGTGCAGCGGCAGGATTGCCTCTGGCCCCGCCTCCGCGAAGATGCCCGCCCCCTTGGCGAAGGCGAACATCTGCGGGCTGTCGTACACCTGGCCAGAGTAGGCAGACAGGCTGGGCGACTCGTAGACACCGCCCTTGGCATTCTTCACGAATGAGCCTTCGCTGAACCCCGTCATGGTGCCCTGCCCCAGTGCCGAGCTGCCGCCACCAAGGAAACCGAATGCCGAACTGAGAAAGCCGGCGGCGGCCTGGCGCACCTGGATGCGAATCAGGTCCTCGATGATCGCGTCCGCGAAGTCTTTGAACGACGCCTTCCCGGTCTTGATGAACTGGACAATGCCATCTTCAAGGTTGCTGAACGCATTGGTGAATAGTTCCTGTGTCTGGCCAGCGACATCGGCAGCGCTGTCGAGGTAGTTCTCCAGGGCTGCCGTGGCGCCATTGGACCAGCTCGACTGCGCCTCATCGACCCGTTCGAAATAGGTCTGTTGGGCAGCGAGACGCTTGTTAAGCTCGTCCGTGAGTACCTGCGTTTCCTGTTGGTACAACTCCGGACTGATCTGCCCAGTGTTGCGCTGCTCGTTCAGGGCGTTTAGGTCTTCCACGTACTTCTGGCGCATCGCCAACTCTGCCCGCATGCGGTCGCGAGCTTTGTCACCACGGCCGATGCCGGCCAGGTCCTGATCGTAGCCATTGATCGTAGTCTGGGTGCTGGTCGCCTGTGCCGACTTGAATGCACTGAGCTTGAGAGCGTCCTCGTTAGCTTTCTTGATCTTGTTGAGCGCGTCTAGCTCGGCAGCCAGCTCCAGCAAGCGCTTCTGCTGAGCGTTCGACAGATCGCCGAGCTTGCCCTCCTGCAGCTCGAAGGAAAGCTTCGCGACTTCCGTCGCATCCTTCTGCTTGTCGCCAGTGGTGTTGATCAGCTGAATCTGCCGTTTGTAGCCTTCCTCGGCGGACTCGAAATCCTTCAGCTGTTTCTTGGCGGACTGCTCGGCCTCAGATGAGCCCTTTCGGCGCGCCTTAGTGGCTTCGTCGTCGGCTTTCTTCTGGGCATCTCGTGCTGCTGCAACTGAAAGGATCGCCGCCTTTTCACCTTCCGTAAGGTCGGTTCTCTCAGCTATGTAGCGCTTGGCGGCATCGGTGTTGGTTTTGTCCTGTGCTGAGGCTAGCTGCTTCAGCTGTTGATCAAGGTACTTTTGAGTTTCCTGGGCGGCCGCCGCCCTAGCCGCCGCGTTCTGCCTCTCTGCTTTCGTATTGGCGTCAGTTTCACCTGTCAGCTCAGCCATGGCCTCCTTGAGTCGGCTGATTACCTCAGCCTTCTCAGTTGCTGCGCCGCCGCTCTCCTCAAGCGCATCAGCCATTTCAGAGGTGACACCTGGCACCTCCCTGATTCGATCAGCTACTTCCTTCCAGTCAACAGCCATGCCATCAGCCTGATCAGCTGAGGCCTTCTTCACGATTTCCATTGCTGCCTGGAACTCGGCAGGCAGAGGCGCTATCCCTCCCATGAATCCGGCAGCGCCAGCCAGCCCGGCATTAGTTAGGCTGCTCTGGAACTCGAACGCAATCGATCCGGCTGCAGTCGTCAGCTCGCTTTCGGCATCCTGAATCGAGGCCTTGAGCTCGCGAAGGGTGACTGATTGGGTGGCCCGATTCAGCTTGTTGAAGCGCTCGACCAGCTTATCTATTGGATCGTTGAGGTCGCCAAGCTTCTGCTCAAGGACGCTAGTATTGTCCCGCAGCGTGAGGAAGGCCGTTGCCGCACCAATTGCCAGGGCGGCGATGCCCGCAGGGCCACCGAGCACGCCCATTAATCCAAGAGACGCCCGACTAACCGTCGCTTGCGCAGCAGCGACCGCGTTCGTTGCTCGGGTTTCGAGCATCCGCGCCTCAGCGAGCTGTAGAGACATCTGGGTTTGCACAGCAGTGCCGCGCGCCGCAATGGCCTCTTTCTCAGCCAGAAACACGGCTGTTTGGGCCTTCTGCTGTTCTGCCTGCGCGGCAAGCAACACAGCAGTTGCCTGGGACTTCCGTGCGATGGCGTCCGAGATAGCGCTCCTGGTCGCCGCAAGTGAAGCTGCGGCACTACCCGCCAGACTTCGGGCGTATCCCGCAAGTGCCCCAACAGCTACAACACCAGCAACGTTGGCAAGCGATTCGAAGTTATCTCCGATAACACTGATACCCTGAGCCAGAACCCCCGTTCCATCAGTGGTCTCATTCAGGCGACCGATGTAGACGGAGAAAGCGTTGCTGAGATTCTGCAGTGCATCACGAACCGCTACGCCCATGCTGTCGGCCAGTTCACCGTTTGCCTGTGCCGACTTCTGTAAGCCCTCGGTGAGGATATCCAGACTGAGCTTGCCGTCTGCACCGAGAGCGCGGATCTCCTCGGCACTCTTGCCGGTCGCTTTTGCTAGCGTGTCTACGATGGTTGGCATCGCCGCTAGGATCGACTGCCAACCATCGGCCTCGACCTTGCCAGTCTGCAGCGCTTTGGAATATGCATCAATTGCAGAGGCGGCTTTGTCAGTGCTGGCCGAGTTGGTCACAAGCAGGAAGCTGAAACTGTCCATCACATCCAGCGCTTCGCTGGTGTTGTACCCCATGGACTTGAGGCTGTCTGCCGTCCGGATGTACAGCTCTTGAGCTTCATTCAGAGGGCGATAAGTGCGTTTTGCCGTATCTAGCAACCTGTCCTGCACCAGGTTGTATTCGTTGACGCTGGAGGTCGCCAGCCCCATCCGATCCGACATCTGAGAGTAGGAGTCGGCGACATCGATAATGGACCGGGCCGAGGCAGCGCCCACCGCCACGGCTAGAGCATTCTTGATCAGTGCGCCGGCACTCTGGGCACTCTCCCCCACCCGATCAAAGCTCTCGTCAATTCGAGCCAGGCCGCGGTCTATCGCCGTGGCACCTTGGGCAACAGTGGACTCAGCTCTTGCGATTTCAGAGCGAAGCTGAGCAGTGGTCGCTTCAATACGGACCAGCATCCCCTGGATGTCTGAATCTGCCATGCCGATCTCCAGGCAATAAAAAACCCGGCATCGCCGGGCTTAAGAACATTGAATTCTCATATCAATCGGGCCGTCTATTCGCTCGGTTCGCGGCATCGGCAACTTTTCTGGCTCGCTTTTCGAGGCGCTCTTGTTGCTTTACCGGGTCATTCAGATAGCGCAGCACGAGAGCTGCAACAACGAGAACGATGGCAGCTCCGAGACAAAAAACCAAAAAAGCTGCCCCTCCGGCGACCACGACAGTCGCGATTACCCCCAACATCCAGGGAGCAATCAGGACCATGATTACTAGAAGCCCCAGTAGGATAAGTAGCTGCATGGATCCATCCCCAAATCAAATCGGGGTATAGGATAACTCCCGATTCCAACTCAAGCAGCCTTTCTGCCCGTTAATGCCTGTCGCAGCTTCTCTGCCACAGTAGTAGGCTTAGGCTTATCCTGCTGCCCGCCCACCTTGCCAGCGCCAAATGGGTTCGTCATTTGCGCCCACTCAATCCTGGCGTCCATCGCCATGAACAGCTCGGGCAATGGAGTGCGCCACGCCGTGTCGGGTGACCATCCCAGCCAGCCTGTAGCGATCGAGAACAGCCGGTCGACGTAACTTCCGTCCTCAACGGCGCTTACGCCGTCCCGGCTTGATCCTTTCCCTTTTCGACGCCGCGAGGGTTATAGAGGGCGACGATGAATGCGTTCAGCTGCGTCGACACCTCCAGTACTCCAGCCTGCCAGACCTTCTCGGTCAACGCTTCAGCCGCTTTCCCCTCCAGTCCGGAACCGGCGGCCAGGATAATCGCGCATCCCTCCACGCTTAGGGCGTTAATCGTCTGCGATGCACCGCGGAGGCCGCCAAAGCGGCTCTCGATTGCTCGAACGGCCTTGAGGGTGGGCTGCAGGGTGAATTCCTCATCGCCCAATTTCACTGTCACGGTACCGTGCAGAGTGTTGTTCATTGTTCAATCCTGTGAGTGCGGGGCCGGAGCCCCGGCGCTGTTATGGGGTGACCGGTGCCGGCAGCAGCTCGAGGATGTCCGAGTTGATGCCGATGGTGACGTTGCGGCGCACGACGTTGTCAGCAGCACCAGGCGCGACGGTGTTGTTCATCACCTTCCCGCGGAAGTAGAACGTGGTTGGAGTCACAACCGGCGAGGCATCCGGATCTCCGTCGTTGAGGGTGACCTTGATGTTGTAATCGCCCTTGCTCCGGTCCTTGTGCGCGGTCTTCACGGCTGTTTGGCCGGCGTCGCCGTTGTCCAGGCCCACGGTGAGTGTCAGGTCGCCCGCGTCAGCGGTGCCCTTGTACTTGCGAACACGGCCATCTTTCAGGGAGGTGAAGGTCACGCTGCTGAAGGTGTCGCCGAACTCGCCCAGGTCTTCAACCTCGCCAACTTCGACATAGGTGTCGGCTTTGTACTCGGTTTCGGTGTCCGCGCCGGTCTTGCCGCCGATGAAGAAGCGGCAGCCGGCGGCTGTGTTGAGGTTGTCGTCGGCCATGAGGGTTCCTCCAAAGGCACATTGGATAAAAGCCGCGGCGCGGCCGGGTAGGTGGTTCAGTGGGTGGTGATCACGCGGACGGTGATCGAGCCCTGGTAAGTGATGCCGTCGGCGTCGCGCTGAGCGTCGGCCTGCTCGACCCGGACGGATACCGCGCGGCCCACCTCCAGCGGGAGGCGGCGTTCGTCGAGTGCGGCGATGACCTCGCCGTTGATGCGTTTGACCTCGGCCTGGCCCACGGCATCGGACCAGACCGACAGGTACAGAAGGCGCGTCTCACGCTTGCGGCCTGAGATCGGGCTGCTATTGACCGAGACCTCCCGATCAATGGAGACATAAGGC